CAAGCCTCGACGACCTCTAACGTATTATTGGGAACTTAAATGGCCGACGCGACAGATCGCATCAAGCATTACAACAAGGTGCTTGAGGGCCTTCGTAAAGAGCGATCCAGTTTTATGTCGCTGTGGCGCGAGCTGTCGGATTACATCATGGGCTACCGCGGCCGGTTCACGGTCACGGATCGAAACAAAGGGCACAAGCGCAATACCAAGCAGATCAACAACACGGCAGCCAGGGCTCGCAGGACAATCGGTTCCGGCATGATGGCGGGAATGTCCAGCCCTTCGCGGCCGTGGTTTCGGCTCGGCATTGCGGATCGGAGTTTGCGCGAGTCCGGGCCGGTCAAGGCTTGGCTGAAGGACGTTCAGGAACTATTACTCGAGATATTTTCAGAGTCGAACTTCTATCCGTCAATCGCTCAGCTGTATCTTGAGCTGGCGACCTTTGCGACCTCGGCCATTGGCGTATTCAAGGATTTCGATAATGTCATTCACTGTCGCACCTACACGGTTGGCTCGTATTTTCTGTCGAGCAACGGCAAGGGGGTCATCGACACGTTTGCCCGCGAATACCAGCTCAAGGTGTCTCAGGTGGTCAGCGAGTTCGGTATTCAAAACGTGACAGAAGCGACGAAAAATAATTTCAACAATGGCAACACTGAAACCTGGGTGGACATCGTTCACTTTGTCGAGCCGAACGATACACGCGATCATATGAGCCCGCTGGCCGGCGATATGCCGTGGCGCTCGGTTTACTACGAAAAAGGCGCTGCCAACACAAAATTTTTGCGCGAGTCCGGTTTTCTTGAGTTTCCGATTCTGACGCCGCGGTGGGACGTTACCGATGAGGACGATTACGGGACTGAGTGCCCCGGTATGACCGCTTTGGGCGACGCCAAGGCTCTACAGGTACTTGAGAAGAAAAAGGCTCAGGCGGTCGATAAGCTGGTTGATCCACCGCTCATGGCGCCGTCTGAAATGAAGGGCCGGCGCATATCGCTGATACCTGGGGAAGTGTCATACGTTGACACCAATACTCCGGGTCAGGGGGTCAAGCCTATTTACGAGATCAATCCGCAGCTGGCTGACCTGAGAGAAGATATTTCAGCGACTGAGTTCCGGGTCAATGCGGCGTTCTTTGTCGATCTGTTCCTGATGTTCGCCAATATCGAGAACCGGGAGCGGGTCACGGCTGAGGAAATAATCGAGAAGAAAGCGGAGAAACTGTTGATGTTGGGGCCGATGCTGGAACGGTCACAAAATGAGCTGTTTGATCTGCTGATAGACCGAGTTTTCAATATCGCGCTGCGAGGCGGCATTATTCCTGATCCACCGCCGGAACTGGAAGGCCAGCCCCTGAGAATCGAATATATTTCAGTGCTACAGACCGCTCAAAAGTCGGTGGCTACCGATTCAATCGAGAAAGTCGCTGGATTTGTCGCCAATATCGCGGAACTGAAACCCGAGGCGCTGGATAAACTTGACGGCGATCAAATGGTGGACGAATACGCCGAAGCGGTTGGGGTCGCTCCGGGGATTGTGCTGTCTGATGACGATGTTGCGGCTCTGCGCGCGGCTGCCGCACGTCAGGCGGTAATGGATCGGGCTGCCGCTGCCGCGGTGCCGGCAACTGAGGGTGTTCAGAACCTCGCTGGTGCGGATACGTCAGGCAAAAACGCGCTGACCGATACGCTTGATGCCGTTCGACCGTGACCGAATCAAAAAGCAAAAAACAGGAAAAACAAGACCGCCGGGAACAGCTGAACGACGTTTGCGCCGTGATGGACACTCCTGCCGGCCGGCGCTTTGTGTCCCGAATACTTGCACAGAGCCGGGTTTATAAGACATCATTCGCTGCACAGAACGATCAGACCAATTTCAACGAGGGAATGCGAAATGTAGGACTATGGCTTTTCGACGAGATTGAGGGGGCTTGCCCCGACAAGATTTTACTTATGATGCAAGAGCATCAAGAGAAAATTAAGGAACAGAACCATGCCCGACAACGATCCGACACCAGCAGCTGACCCTGTTGTAGCCGATCCAGAAGTTCAACCAGCTGCCGATCCGGCGGCTGATCCAGCAGCCGCGCCTGATGATGGAACGGTGCTGACAAACGGTGCTGACGGCCCGCAAGGAGCGCCCGAAGAATACGCCGATTTTGATTTGCCCCAGGACATAGAGATAAATACTGCGTTGCTCGACGCGGCAAGGCCGATTTTTAAGGAAGTCGGATTGTCGCAAGTCGGCGCTCAGGCCCTCGTCAATATGTTCGCAGATCAGATCAAGGCTGATTCGGCTACGCGAAATGACGCATACGCTCAGCAGAATAAAGACTGGCAGGACGAAGCGAGAGCTGATTCCGTGGTTGGTGGCGACGACTTCGAGCAGAAGGTCGGCAAGGCCAAGGCAGCACTCGACAAGTTCGGTAGTCCAGGCTTAATGAAGCTCCTGCAAGACACCGGGCTCGGCAATCACCCTGATGTGATCCGCGCTTGGTATAAAGTGGGGCTGACTATTGCCGAGGATGTACCGGGTGGCGACGCTGATCCGTCGGATACCCCGAAATCCGCGGCAGAGATTTTATATCCAAACGCTAAGAGGGCTTAACAATGGCGACAATCGGAACTACCTTCCTTACGCTCGCTGACCTGTTCAAACAACAGGAAGGCGACGGCCAAGTGACGTCGACGATTATCGAAATGCTCGCAGAGCAAAATCCGATACTCCAGGACATGCGCGTGGTCGAATGTAACGATGGTACAAAACACCTGACGACCATTCGTACCGGACTACCGTCCGGCACATGGCGCAGGCTGTATCAGGGCGTTCAGCCCACCAAGTCAGTCGTGAAGCAAGTAACCGACACGACAGGCATGTTGGAGAGTTGGTCTGAGATCGACTCTAAGCTGGTCGCATTATCGCGAAATCCGGGGCAATTCCGCCTCAACGAGTCTGCCGCCTTCATCGAGGGTATGTCGAACCAGATGGCGACGACGTTTTTCTACGGCAACACCGCGACTGACCCCGAGCAATTCATGGGGTTGGCTCCGCGCTTCAATTCGAAGACCGCTGAGAACGGCGCTCAGATTGTGGACGCGGGCGGCACTGGATCGGATAACAGTTCGGTCTGGTTCGTCGTGTGGGGCGAGCGAACGTGTCATGGGCTGTTCCCTTCAGGAACACAGGCAGGGCTCAGCCGTGACGACAAGGGCATGGAAACCAAGACAAATTCTGACGGTTCCCTGCTCGACGTTCACCGCGAAAAATTCATGTGGGATGTAGGTCTGTCAGTCAGAGATTGGCGCTATATCGTTCGCATTGCGAACATCGACCTGAGCGATTTGCAGGCCGGCACCACGGAGATTTTCAATTTCTTCCGGCAGGCTTATTACAAGCTGCACCAGCGCATCACCATTGGCGGTCAGGCTGCAATTTACCTGAACCGTGATGTACTTGAGGCATTGGATCGGATCAGCAATAACCAAGCTGTGACGGACAATTTCACTCGGCTACGTCCGATGGAAGTGCAGGGCAAGGAAGTATTGAGCTACCGTGAAATGCCTCTGCGTCAGACCGATGCACTTGTAAACACCGAGGCGCAAATCACGTAAGCTGTGATGCGCTAACAAGAGGAATTTGAAATGATCCTTGATCTACAAACCCTGTTCTCTGACGATCAGGCCCTGACAGTGACTGCTGTCTCGACCAATCTCATTGACCTAACGGCAGCTCAGACGCCGCCGTATAGCAATGCGCTGGTTCGGGACATCGGCCCTGGAACACCGATTGACGTATTGATCCAGTTGGTAGTGAACTCCGGTGGAACGTCACCGACACTCATTGCTCAGCTGCAAATGGATACGACAGCGGCGTTTTCATCGGCCACTACTGTTGCTGTGTCTGCCACCCTCGCGGGTGGATCAGCCGGTGATCGGCTGAGTATCCGATACATTCCAGATGGCACCACAGAGCAATTCATTCGTTTGAATTATGTTCTGGCGGGCACTTCGCCCACGTACACGGTGACATCCGGTATCGTCCTCGGCATGCAGACTAAGCCTGCGTAACCGTGTAACCATAGGGGGCGGGTTCGCTCGCCCCCGCTTACTTGGAGGCCGACGATGGCTA